ATGATGATTGATTCCGAGTGCATTAATTCATCCTCGCATCAACCATCTTAGTCGTTGCTCGATTGTAGAAAATGAATGCAGAGCAATTACGTAGATTACGCTTTTTGCGAAGCTTAATCATTGCTGCATCCACATTCATTGCACTAACCGGCAGGATCAGTTTAGTTCCGTTAAACACTGCGTGGACAATGTATTTGCTCATTTGTTTTATCCCCTCGAGAAGAAATGCTCAACGAGAATTTTAGGAACTCCATACTTTAACATGAGAGTCAAAGTGTAGATGTCCATTTCATTTTCAACGAGATACGTGTAACCGTTCTGAGTGATTTTCATTTTGTATCCTTTTGAGCCTAGGATAAAACATCCAAGTAATCCCACTCATGTAGTCTAGTCAGCCGTTCTATCTATTGATTGTTTAGTTGTTTTTAGTTGGGTTAACGTAATTTCGGAATCTCTCCAAATGCTTCATCACTGGTTCCCAATGTTTGATGATGTGATAACCATCCATCAAAGTACGAATCGAACCATCATAGGGTGTATTAGCAATCTCTGCCATTATTTCCTGAGCTTCAACAATGAGATTGTCAATACGCTCACGTGAAGTTTCTGGGAATGGCTTAGTCATCGTCATACTGAGTCCTATTCTTGACAGAACGGCTCAATAGACTACATGAGTCTTTTTATTCGTAATCGTCCACTCTAGCCAATCGAATGGCTTTGTGCTCAGAAGGATTGAGCATGGGACGCCGACGGCACTTTATCTTAATTAGAGCCTGCCTAAAGCTCTGGTGTTTTTAGGGTATAGTAATCCACTGCATTTTCCACAATGGAACTGCATACTAATCCACGGAAACAGTAATCCGAAATTATGAATCCGGTTTTATCTCTTGCCTGTAATCCCTCCCGTCTGCCCTTCGGCGAATCTGAACTGACCACTACTACTGCACCAGCAATGCCAAGTTTTGAAATATCAGCCGGAATACTAGACGTAGTATGAGTGGACTAGACTCACGCTATATATTGTAGTTTTGGCCCTCAGGTTAACATAATTCCTTAAGATGATTTTGTATTGATATGCTACGTTGTGGTGTGTAACATTCACTGTACTACATATAGTAGGCTAAATGTGAGTCTAGTACTCGTATAGCTAAAACGCTCTAGGATTGAATATGAGCGTACTTAATTCTGGGAATAGTAAGGTGGCCGGATTCAAAATGCGTTGAACCTAGGGCATTCTCGTTGATTCTTACATAATACGTAACTCAAGTACTTAGCCTAGTTTTCCACAGGCTAAACTATTGAATGGAACACTTGTTCAAATCCCATATTATATACTAGGATTTATATATACCCTAGGGGATAGGCGCCCCGGTTAGAGTCTCATCAACTGAATTCGGACTGGAATATTAGCCGATCTCAATGGATTAAATTTTAAAATGACCGCTCATCATGGATATAAAATTATAAATTAAAAATAAAACATGAAAGATAAAATATTAAAAAATCAAATCTAAATTTTCAAAAATAAAATTTTAAAATAAAACTGAAAAGTTCGGCCGAATACCTCGGATTTCCGCGACTTAGACGTTTTTGCTAGGAAAACCCCTCTTGATTGAACGGCTGAGTTCGGGTAGACTCCGTGTTAAGGAAAGCACCATGATTCTAAATAACAACGAATTAAATGAGCGGATTAATAATCCGGATAATTTAATTAATCGTTTAAATGTTTTGCGTCAAGGGAAGTCTGACAAAAAAGCATTAGACATTTTTATTCCTCCTAATGCAGAGGAAAATAAGTCTGAGTCAACAAATCCTCAGCTCCCGCCTTCAATTGACGAATTAGAAGAGCAGATCAAGAACGGTTTAATCAAATCAACTGCCCGCAAAGTATTGGGCGATTCTCTTGATCTGCTCTCTCATAATATTAATAATGTAGATAACCCCAATCAGTTGAGCCGGATTGCTCGCGATATGAGGGAAATCCTCAAGGAAGATAAGGATTCTGATTCTGGGAAGCAGCCCGGCCAGGTCATTATCTACCGGCCGATCATTAATCAAGAACAGAATTACAATGCTGTCTATGTGAACGATTAACATGGCATCAAATAAGCATTCAATTAAGATGATCTGTCAGAATCCTTCTTGTATTAACAAGTCGATTGTATATAGAAGGTATGACGTACTTAAAGATCAGATTTGCCATAAATGCAAGAGCACGCTTAAAGCAGTAACGGCTCCTTCCGGGCGTGGTCGTAGAACTTTAAGTCAGGAAACAATTAACCAACAGCTCCAAGGATTATAATGACTACTGCCTTAATGTGTGGTCCTACGTATACATTAACTCAGAATACTGCATATGCTTTACCGGCTCGTAGGTGTTTACTCTTTTGTGATGCAGCCGCTCCGACATTCACTCAATCTACTGACTTAGCTTTCACTGTATCTAAAGCTTTGACTCTTACTTCTGGTCAGGCTGAAGTCGCTGGTGGGTTTATTAAATCTACTGGCGGTGATGTTACCGTGACCCTAAAGGCTTATTAGTGAGATGCTGGATCAAGGACAAGTCCAAGAGCAGGCTAAACTCTTTACGGCTCACGTAGATTTGGGTCAGTTAATTATAACTGGCCTAATTGGAATAGTTGGTTGGTTTGTTAAAACTACAATTGATGACTTCAAGAAAAAGATCGACAAGCATGAAGGTCTTTTCTTTAGCATGAATTCTGATATTCAGAGAATTATTGGTCATCTTGGGGTTCAAGGTAGAACGCATTTTCGTAAGGACGACTTAATTAATCAGTCTTCGCGAGAAAATTGATATGATATATGATGGGCAAGTAATTGCCAATTCAGTAGTTTATGCTGCGCTAGGCAATTGGTTTATTGGTCATGTTAAAAAGTCCAAGCTCGTTCCACTTATCAATGAGCAGACTTACTGGATCAATAAAACCTTTGCAATGCTCGTAGCCGGAATTGCTGCTCTTGGGGTTACTTACACGTATTCATATTCTGCGGAAGGCGTTCTCACTGTAGTGATTAATGGATTAACGCTTGGTGGTCTTTGGATCTCATTTAAAACCTGGTTATTTTCGTATGTGCTTCAACAGACCGGCTACCATTTAACTAAAGAGAATAAGTAATGAAGTTTGAATTCGTCAAGGTTCTTAAGGTAGTCGGTCCTAAAGTTATCAGTACCGCAGTTAAACTTGAGAAGCACGCAGACATTATTAATCAGATTGCGCCTACACTTATTGCTGGAATCGCAATTGCTGAGAAGCTAGGTGATAATGGTGCGAATAAGAAAGACCTTGCTAAGTTAGTATCTCACTTCGGTGTTAGCGTTGTGAATGCAATTCATAGCAAAGATCACCAAGCAATTGATCCTGATGAAGCGGATACTGTTGCTAATATCTTAATTGAGTCAATTGTCAGTGAAGTAAATAAGCACAAGAATTTAGACTAGCTAGTAATGCCATTTAACGCTGAAGGAATTTGGAAACCTAATAACGCTAAACAGGTTTCATTTCTATCGCTTCCTTATACAGTTAGGGAAGCAATGTTTGGAGGCGGAGCCGGATCAGGTAAATCAGAATTATTATTGATGTACGGTATCGTTCATGGCTGGCATGAGAATCCTAAGTTCAAGCAAGTATTCATGCGAAGGACTTATCGGGAACTCAAGTTAGAAATCGTTGGGCGATCACGTGACATGTATGCTCGATTAGGAGCTACTTATAATAAGACTGATTTATTATGGACATTTCCCAGACCAGATCAATTTGGAGGAACTGGTCTTGCGAATGCTGGAGCTCAGATTTTCTTCGGTCATTGTGAACATGAGGATGACGTTCACAATTACGATTCAATGGAGATCAATCTATTTACACCAGACGAGCTCACTTCCTTTACTTGGTTCATTTATTCTTATATTGCTTTTACTCGTGTTAGAAGCTCTGACCATAAGAACATTCCTGCTATAGTTCGCGCTTCTGGAATGCCCGGTGATATTGGGCATGAATGGGTAAAGAAAAGATTTCCCAAAGCGGCTAAGCCAGGAACTATCATCGTCGCTAAGGGCAATAAAAGAATCTATATTCACTCAACTGCTAAAGACAATAGAGACGTTGACCCGAATTATGTTCAAGGTCTTAAGAGTCTTACAGAAGCAGAGCGGCTTGCTAAGGAAGAAGGAGATTGGGATTCATATGAAGGTAGCGTATTTGATGAGCTCAGGGATAGAAAAGTCCCAGAGGAACCAGATAATGCACTTCATGTAATCCCTCCGTTTGATATCCCCAAACATTGGCCAAGAATTATGGCTATTGATTGGGGTTTTGCCGCAATGTGTTCTATTGGATGGGCAGCTATCTCACCCAATAGGCGAGTATACATCTATAGACATCAATATTTTTACAGAGAGAAGATTGAGGAATGGGCTCCTAAAGTAAGACCATTTGTTGATAATGACATGCCGAACGATATTGGTATTTGTCACTCAGCAAATCAACATCGTGGAGATCCTCATACTATTCTTGAACAAATTACTGAAGCATTAGGTGTTTCTGTTGCATTAGGCCCTAAGGATCGTATCGGTGGTAAATTACAGGTCCATGAATATTTAAGGTGGAAGCCTAAAAATTCAGTACCGATTAATGAGCAGGAAGCTTATAACGAAGAACTTGCACAGTGGATTCGTAGGAATAAAGGTGAGGCAGAATACTTAATTTATCTTAAGTCATTCCAGCCGGAACCAGAAGAACAGAACATTCCTAAACTTCAATTCTTCAATACTCCAGATGTTAAGCTTATCTGGGATTCATTGAAGATGTGCAAGTACGAAAAGGATACTAAAGACGGAAAGAAAGTAGAAGACGTAGCGGAGTTCAACGGAGATGATCCATATGATATGCTGCGAATTCTACTGCATTTCGTTGATAATTGGTTTGAGAAATCTGGCGGAGAGCAAAAGAAACTTGAAGCTAGAGAAAGCTTAGAACAGAGCTTAGCCCAATCCGGTAATTTAACTAACTACTATATCCAGATGCGTAAGTTAGAAGAATCTGAAACGGCTGAGTTCAAACCAATTAGACGATTTTCAAGACGTAGATAATTAAGGAAATAATGGAAGTCAATTTCTGGCTAGAGTTTAAAATTCACTTAACGGCTTTAATGGTATCATTCTTAGATGCCATTACTCGTTTTTGTGATAATCGTTTTAATCAAGATAACTCGGAATTATCATTTCTCCGTTCCGAGCTCAGTTCGCTTAGAATGGACTATGCTAATTTAGCAAAATCATTGAATACTAAGCCAGAACAGTCAGGGCCAGAACCGGCTAAGGACTACGAACCCATTCAAGGTAGAGTTCACTGGAAAGTAAGAGCGGCTCAACTGCAAAAAGAAGCTAGAGAGAAACTCAATCAAGAGAAGCGTAAAGTTGAGATCAGCAGAGGCGAGCAAGAATCAATTGATGCTCTTGAGCATGAATTAGATATTGCTAAGTCTGAGGCTTAATTATGGGATTCCTCGATAGCGTTCGTCAGGCTAATGAAATTAAATCTTCTCTTAGCCCAATGAGTACGGGGATGAGTTCTACTACATCTCCTATGATGGGACAAGATAAGAGTAATTTCGATTCTACTACAGCTAATTATGGCTCTGGCCAATTTGCCTATCAACCTCATTCTTATTCTGGCAATACTGGAATTAACGGGGGAGCATCAATCCCGCAGCCAGCCAATCCAAATCAGACAGACGGTACAGCACTTGGTACTATTGGTTCTACTGATTGGCTTAGGAATTATACTGATCCTAGAGGAACAGGTAAGAAGCTAACTGATTCTTCTGTTAATTACTGGAATCAGAAGTGGAATGAGTGGGGTTCTAAAGATCCTGCATTCTACCAGAAGTTCCTTGGTAATGCTGAAGAATTCACTGGCGGCTCTAAGGAAACTGCGCAGGCTATGGGTTGGGATAATGGCCAAGGAAATCAACAGGGCCAGATTCAGGGTAATGGATTCCTTGGACAGCTACTGCCTCAATTAATGCAAATGCTTAAAGGCGGGGGAGCTCAGCGTAGAAATAATCAAATCCCTCAGCAACAAATGAGTAACGGTAATTTATTTGGTAATGTTGGCCAATCAATGGATATCAGTTCATTTCTTTAGGATAGACAATGAAGAAAGAAAAGAAAACTAAGCCTTCAATCTTTGGTCCTAGCAAGAAAGCGACTGAAGATATGATGAAGAAGAAGTAATGACAGAAACATACGAGGAACGGATTCGGCAAGATGCTAAGATGCTAAGCCTTAGTAGTCTTAGTTTTCCTTCTGATATTCCGAGTGTAATCTGTACATTTCCTAAAGAAGCCAAGCAGAGACTTGAAACTACTTTACTCGATATCAAGCTTCCAGATAATGTTACGTTATTTAAAATGAACGGTAAGTTTGCTTTTGATCTGAAAGACTCTGAAGGAAAGACAACCGGAGTAGCTGTCGCTCTTTATAGAGAATTCAATGCATAAAGAAGAAGATTACGAAGAGATTCCCGAATCAGTTCAACGTAATCTTAAAACGATTGTTGACGAATTTGAATTGGACGAGCGCGCTATTCGCGAACGCCAAATTCGTATTTGGAAGAAACTCGAATATTACTGGGACGGCTATACTCGAGTTACCTGGGATGATACTGCTCATGACTGGCGAATCTTTGACGATGAATTCGGCCCTGAGACAGGTGATATGGGAAATTACGATAAACCCATTAATGTCTTTAGACCGTATCTCGAGTCAATTATTGCAGCTCTGTCAGCAACCGTCCCAGCAATTAAATGCGTGCCAGATGATGCAGACTCCGTTAATGATATACTCACGGCTAAGGGCGGAACGAAAATTTCAGAATTAATCTATAAACATAATGATGCCCCATTATTATGGACTAAGGCATTATTTGTTTATTGCACTCAAGGTATGATTGCAGCTTATAATCATACCGTCGATGATCTCAAGTTTGGTTCTGTTCCAGTTCATGAGTATAAAGATAAAGAAGAAGAAATTGAATTAAAGTTCTGTCCTAACTGCGGAGCCGATTTAATTGAGCAGGACTTAGCTGAAGCACTTCGCTTAGAACTCACCGAAGCGAATGAATTCGATCCTGATAATGAAGACGTTGCATTACATGCTGCCTATGCTGAAGGTAAATTACTTTGCCCTCAGTGCGCATCTGCAGTAGATCCTGAAATCAGAAAAGAGAAGATTACTATTCCTCGGTTCGTTGGTGTAATTC